TACGGCACGCGCACTTAGACAGGGCGGCTCACCGTTGACATTTGTATATCAATTTAATACAAATGATTGGGGAAGTGGTGCGGCAAATGCCACAACTATTACGGCGGGAATTACTTACTTTGCGGCAATTTATGATAGTAGCGGCACTCTTTTATCAACTAGTCCCGCATCATGGCAACTTATTACAGTAGGTTCAAATAATGCCTTTTATCAACCATTGTTAGGCAGTTAAATAATGACAACTTATGTTCAATATCAAATTGCAACTGGTGAAATTGTTGCATCAGGTTTTACCAATACAGATGTTTTGCCATTTGTTGTTTTAGAAGGCAATAGTTACTTGGAAGGTTATGGCTCAAATGCAACGCAATATGTTGCCAATGATGCAATTGTTAATTACACAATAGAACAACAAGCAACAAAAGCAAGTAAGCCAAATTACGAATGTGCATGGAGTAACACAACATTTCAATGGGTAGATACAAGAACCGCAGAACAAAAAAACGATGAAGAATCTAGCGCGGCAATTGCTAAACGGGATGTTTTGCTTAACGAATCAGATTGGATTGTCATACGGGCGGTTGACCAAGGAACACCAATACCAACTGATTGGCAAGCCTATCGGCAAGGTTTAAGGGATGTTCCCGAACAGGCGGGATTTCCAACAAATATTGTTTGGCCCGTTGCCCCAATTTAAAAAAACCTATAAAATATTAAAAACAAGACACCATTAGCCCGCGAGATACGCGGATGTTCTAACTAAGTTTAGGGAACGCTAATATGGCGATTTTCAATAAGAATACGCTTGCACAAGTAAGCGGGTTCGACAACCCCATTCTTGCGGGTGAATTGGTTTGGAATCAACAAACCTATTGGAATTTGACGTTCCAAAGCAATCCATCTACAAATACCCCCGTAAACCTAACGGGCGCAACTATCAACGCGCAAATTGTTCGCCGTGAATTATCAAACATCATTGATACCCGCAACGGTTTAACCTTTGACATTGCCGATTACAACCCGCCGCCCGCCGCAATTCCCTTAACAATTACAAACATTGTTGCGGCTAATGGAACTTGCACATTGGTAATTGATGCGGCGGCTTGGGGCTTGATGTCAAATGACCCTGAATTAGAAATCAATGCGGCAGACACCGTTGGTTACTCAGGTCGCGTTAAAGTTTCTTTACCCGCATCAGGCATAACACCCGCTGATGACCTGATTATTTTTCTACTATTTTTAGTTCGTTCTGATGGGGTAATCGTTTTATGACCGCTATTAAAGTTCAACCCGCAAGCAATGTAACTATAGTTGTTGACCGCGGCGTAGCGGGGGCTACTGGCCCGACAGGGCCATCAAGCGTAGGACCAACGGGCGCAACAGGGCCAACGGGTGCAACGGGTTCGCCATCTACGGTGCAAGGCCCTACGGGGGCTACAGGGCCTACAGGAAGCCAAGGCGCATCAATCACAGGACCTACGGGCGCAATAGGGCCAACTGGTAGCCAAGGCGCGTCAATTACTGGCCCTACTGGTCCAACTGGTTTGCAAGGCAATACGGTAATTGGACCTACAGGACCGCAAGGCGTACAGGGCATACAAGGAATACAGGGCGAAGTTGGACCTACTGGCGTACAGGGAAATGTTGGACCTACTGGAAATGTTGGGGCAACTGGAAATGTTGGACCTACTGGTAGTCAGGGCAACCTTGGACCTACAGGACCTACGGGCGCGGATTCCACAATTGCAGGGCCGACAGGCGCAACTGGTCCGACAGGCGCACAAGGTAGCGCATCAACGGTGGCAGGGCCTACAGGCCCACAAGGTATTCAGGGTATTCAAGGCGAAGTTGGCGCGGTTGGACCGACAGGCGCACAAGGAAATAGCATTACTGGACCGACAGGTCCTACTGGTGCGCAAGGCAACGCAATCACAGGACCTACAGGACCAACTGGCGCACAGGGCGCAGATGGGCAATCGTCATCGTATTATCAATATGATGCAAATACTACGCAAACATCAGGTACGCCGCCCGCGGGTGATGTGTACTGGAATAACGCAACGCAAACATCTGCAACTAGTCTTACCTTTAGTCATCTGACAAACAACAACATTGATGTTGATTTGTTCTTAGGATTCTTGAAAACGGGCGATAGCCTTATTTTGCAAGATGCAACAAATTCAAACAATTACCAACAATGGGTTTTATCTGCTAACCCAACGGTAGTGCCTAACACTTCAGTAACTTGCCCCGTTACCCTGACAACATCTAGCGGCACGGGAACAACTGGTTTTGCAAACAATCACAATTTAATTGCAATTATTCAATCTATTGGCGTTGTTGGCCCAACAGGCGCAACTGGCGCAACAGGGCCTACTGGTGCTAATTCAACGGTTGCAGGACCAACAGGGCCTACGGGCGTTGCAGGACCTACAGGAAATCAAGGAAATGTTGGCCCGACAGGCGCACAGGGAATTCAAGGAATACAGGGCATACAAGGCGAAGTTGGCCCTACAGGACCTACGGGCGCAAACGGCACAAATGGCGCGGTTGGTCCTACGGGCGCAACAGGACCTACGGGCGCGGATAGCACGGTTGTAGGACCTACTGGTCCGACAGGCGCAACTGGTGCGGCATCAACGGTAACAGGGCCTACGGGGGCGACAGGCCCAACGGGTGCTGACAGTACCGTTGTTGGTCCGACAGGACCGCAGGGCGTACAAGGAATTCAGGGCGTACAAGGAAATGTTGGCCCTACTGGACCTACAGGAAGTTCAGGAACATCAGTTACTGGACCTACAGGTCCGACAGGGCCAACTGGTGCGGATAGTACGGTTGTAGGGCCAACTGGACCTACAGGCGCAACTGGCCCGACAGGAACGGTTGTTTATGGCGTACTTGTTCCAAACTTAAATACGGTTACAAGTAATCTTTCAATAACGGCGGGTTATAACGCATCAGCGGTTGGCCCAATCACAGTAAACACAGGCGTGACAGTCACAATTGCAGATGGTCAACGATGGGTTATTCTTTAATTAAAGGAAAGCAAAATGACAGTTATTATTAACGGAAGCAATACACCTACGGCGGGAACGGTCGCGGTTGGTGATGGTACAACTATCAACTTTACTGCGGCGGGAACTGCGGGACAAGTTTTGACAAGCAACGGCGCGGCAGTACCAACATGGACTGATAACGGTTCGGGTACGGTTACAACTGCATCCGTTGTTTCTGCAAATGGATTTGCGGGTACGGTTGCTAATGCTTCAACAACCCCTGCAATTACTTTAACAACAAGTATTACGGGCGTTATTAAAGGCAACGGTTCGGCATTATCTGCGGCTACTGCGGGAACTGATTATGTTGCCCCTAGCGGTGCATTAGGTACGCCATCAAGCGGCACATTGACTAACACAACGGGCTTACCAATTTCTACTGGCGTTTCAGGCTTGGGAACTGGTGTAGCAACTGCTTTGGCGGTTAATGTAGGAACTGCGGGTGCGCCAATAGTTAACGGCGGGGCTTTAGGTACACCAACAAGCGGAACATTGACAAACACAACTGGTTTGCCATTGACTACGGGTGTCACGGGAACATTGCCATTTGGAAATGGCGGTACAAGCGCGACAACGCAACAAGGTGCAATGGATGCTATTGCGGGCGCAGTTACAAGCGGTTCATATTTGCGCGGTAATGGCACAAATGTGGTTATGAACACCATACAAGTGGCAGATGTTCCTACGCTAAATCAAAACACAAGTGGTACTGCGGCGGGATTATCTGCAACCTTAGTTGTTGGTTCAGGCGGTACGGGCGCAACTACTTTAACGGGTGTTTTAAAAGGTAATGGAACATCAGCATTTAGCGCGGCTACTGCGGGTACTGATTACCTTGCACCCCCAAGCGGTACGGCGTTGTTAAAAGCCAATTCAGGCGGCGCATTGGCTAATGCTACTGCGGGTACTGATTATGTTGCCCCTGCTACTGCAACTTCATTTACTGCTACACAAAGTTTTATTGGTTCGTCAAGCGTTCTTGCAACTGTTATTCAAGATGCGGCAGAAACTGTAAATATAAGTGCAACCGTAGTTAATGCTTTTATTGTTGTAGATGTTACAACTGCGGCAGTTTGGTATTACACGCCAAACGCAACTGCAAATTGGGCTATAAATTTAAGAGGTTCAAGTGGAACATCACTTGATGCAATGATGGCTATAGGACAAAGCGTTACTTTAGCGGCATTGTGTACACAAGGTGGAACTGCTTACTACAACAATTCTGTTCAAGTTGACGGCACTACATCAGGTGTTACAACTAAATGGCAAGGCGGTACTGCACCAACTGCGGGCAACGCAAGTTCTATTGATGTTTACACTTACACCGTTATTAAAACTGCTTCAGCAACATTTACTGTTCTTGCATCACAAACTAAATTTGCATAAGGAATAATATGCCTTTACATGATACAAGGGGTGCGGCATCCGCAACGGGGTTCGGCTTTGGCGCAAGCACGGGTGGGCCTGATTGGTCAAAGTATGCAATGATTCCCTACAATGTTGCTGATTCCAATCCAAATAAAATAGGATTTTTAAATGTGGCAACAAATACAGTTGATTATGATGTATCTATGCCTACAACTGCAAGAAATTGCGTAATGCGAATGGGTAATTATCTTGTAGTTGGTAGAGAATGTAGTTTTTGGGTTATAGATATTAGAACTAATAGTATCGTACAAAGTCAAACTACACCATTTGGAAGCCAAGAAACTGGTGATTTTTTTAAATTTGGTGAAGATAAATTTGGAATAATGACAAAAATTGGTATGGACTTTCATATTGTTACATTAAAAATAAACCCAAATGGCACAACAACACAAATTGCTTTTAATCCAACTGTAGCCAGTTGGGGTTCGGGTTCAGGATTTGATAGTCCACAAGGCGCGGCTATTGTTACTTGTGATGCAAAAGGTATGTTTCAAAGTTTTTCAGGAAGGGTTGCGTTTAGGTCTATTTATTCTTATGTAGGTGGTAATACGGTAACTGTAAATGGAAATGTCAGCATAAGCGCAGATGGAACATCTATTTCGCTATTTAATAGTGCAAATAGCGGTGATAATTTTTCACGCCCATCGGCTTGTAGCGGTAATGGTAGGGCTATTATTTATGATATGGATCACAATAGTTACTATATTAGTACAGGCATACAATCAACAATGACAGGATTTACGGCTACTGGAAGCGGTACACCTACAAATTTTCGTGGTTGCGGAATAACTCAAAGTTCGGCATTTTTTCTTTTGGGTTTTGATGGTGCTAGTAGTGGATATATTAGAAGAATGGATGCAGGTGGCGGAACATCCCCACTTGGTTTCAGTGTTTTAGCCAATACTTTTTATGGAACAATGCAAATGTATGGTGACGGTGCTTTTTTTGCTTATAACGCGCCTAGCGGTACTGCTGTTTATAGAACATATTCAAACATAACAGACACATTTTCATCAGAAATTGTTCCATCAGGAATAAACGGTTATGTAAATAAAAGTGGAACTGTTTACGGAACTTACAACTATTAAGGTTTAATATGTTTGCAAAAATTTTAAATACTACATTGATTAAATATCCTTATGATGTTTCTTGTTTATACAAGGAAAATCCATACACGCGATTTGATTTAAGCGTTGATTTGCCTACGCTATATTCGCGCACCGAAGATGCAACTAATACAGGCGCAAGCATTGTTGAAGTTGTATCTGCAACCGCACCATTATGTAATTACGCAATTGAAAAAATTGTTGAAAATGCAGAACCTACATTGGTTGATGGCGTTTGGACAATGGGTAGTTCTTTGGTGGCATTGACACAAGAAGAATTGGATGCAATAGCAATGGCTAACGAAGTCGCAAATCTTTAAAAAATAACATTACAAGATATGAAAAAATTAAAGATAGCAGTTTACGCAATTAGCAAAAACGAAGAACAATTTGTAAATCGTTTTTGCGATTCGGCTAAAGATGCCGACATTATCCTAATTGCCGATACTGGTTCTACTGATACAACGGTAGAACTTGCAATAGAAAACGGCGCGGTAGTTCACGACATTTGCATTTCGCCTTGGCGGTTTGATAAAGCGCGTGATACCGCATTAGCCTTGTTGCCGCGTGATATTGATGTTTGCATTTCGCTAGATTTAGATGAAGTAATGATGGAAGGTTGGCGCGAAGAAATCGAACGCGTATGGCAAGAAAACACTACCCGTTTGCGATACAAATTTGATTGGGGATGCGGCATAAGTTTTTTTTACGAAAAAATACATCACCGTCACGGCTACCATTGGCATCACCCCGTACATGAATACCCTCGCCCTGATGGTCGCATTACAGAAATTTACGCGCATACCGATATGCTATTGGTTACGCACTTGCCCGACAATACAAAATCCCGCGGGCAATATATGCCGCTACTGGAACTTGCGGTTAAAGAAGATGTGCATTGCCCCCGTAACGCGTTTTATCACGCACGGGAACTAACTTTCTATGCGCGTTGGCAAGAATCAATCGTAGCCCTGAATAAGTACCTTGCGATGCCTGAAGCCACTTGGCAAAACGAACGGTGCTATGCAATGCGTTTGTTGGGTAAGGCGCATGAAGAACTTGGACAATCGGTAGAAGCGCATAAGTGGTATCGCCTAGCGATTGCCGAAGCCCCTAACACCCGCGAACCTTGGTGCGAATTGGCAATGTTCTGTTACCGCCGTAGCCTATGGGTTGAATGTTATTCTGCGGCGAAATCGGCACTTGAAATAAAAGATAAACAATTGGTTTATACAATGAACCCTGATGTATGGGGCGCACAACCTTGGGATTTAGGAAGTATTAGCGCATGGCATCTTGGGTTAAAAGATGAGGCAACACAACTGTTGTTAAAAGCCATAGAATTAGCCCCTAACGATCAACGATTGCGGAACAATATGCAATTTATGGATGCTGATTACAAAACTTTTGATAAAGTAGAAAATGCCGACACAATTGGAAGCCCATGAAGAAATATGCACATTGCGTTATGAAATGCTTTGTGCGCGTATTAAGCGATTAGAGGGCATTATTATTAAGGCTTGCGGGGCTATGCTTGTTGGCATGGCGGGTGTCGTGTACTCATCGCTTGTGCATTTGAGATGAGATGCGTTGGTTGCTCCTGTTATTGCTGTTGGCATTGGTGGGAGCCGTAGCCAAAAATGGTTGTTACGTGCGTGAGTTTTATGGCATAGGTTATACGATACACAATCCATCTGTACGGCATCAGCAGATGATTGCATGGTTAAAAAATAATGAGCAACAATGTGGTTCTGCGGATTATGTAATCATTTGGAATAACTTGGCAGAATGGGCTGGCACAGCGGATTCTGCGGAAACAAGGGCGTTAATTATCCACGGGTATCAAGAGGCACTGAAGCGTGAAAAAAAATGATTACGTTAGACAAATGGTATCCGTACATTATTGAGCGACAAGGCGTGCAGACAATTGCGTTTAATGCGGCTGTAAAAAAAGTACAAGAAGAATACGCGCTTGCTGTTGAGGCAAATAAAAAAGAATGTGTTTCAAATGATTTTGTTGTTGATTTATATAATAAAAACGCACGACAAAATACGATTGAAATTGAGATGTTTGAAAACCGCAGACGTTTCCAAATCTTTGTATGACATGGCCTAAAATATATTATGCAAAACACCAAAGACAAACTGGTTTACACAGTGACAATTTGCGTAACGCTGACCCTGTGTTTCTCCGTGTTAAGCATGGTGGTCGCCTTTATGTTGGGGCTATGGGCAAAAGAGGTGGACAATGCGGAAATTTTCAAAATGATTTCACCAGCGTTCAGCACCCTAATTGGCGGGATGATTGGGTTCCTGAGTGGTATCAAACTGAACCAAGACGATTCTGAGAAACCAAAGGAGAACAAAGATGATGGGATTAGATGCACTCTTGCAAGTGGGCGGGAAACTGATAGACAAACTGATACCTGACCCTGAGGCGAAAGCCAAAGCGCAGTTTGAACTGCAAAAAATGGTACAAGACGGTGAGTTGGCTCGCATGGCTAACGAAACCAAACTGTTTGAGGTTGAGCAAGAAAACGTCACCAGACGCGTTGAAGCGGATATGGCTAGTGACAGTTGGTTGTCCAAAAATATACGCCCTATGACGCTTATATTCTTGTTGGTTGCCTATTCCGGCTTTGCTACCGCTTCAATTTTTGATTTTGAAACCCGTGGTGCATACGTTGAATTGCTTGGGCAATGGGGTATGTTGGTCATGTCGTTTTACTTTGGAGGCAGAACGATGGAAAAAATTGCAGACAGGGTTAAAAAATGACACCACACTTTACGCTTGCGGAATTAACGCACACCGACCACCGCGAACTGGAGAACATTCCAAATGAAATCGAACTGGCAAACATTCAAAGATTGGCTGAATTCCTTGAAAACCTCAAAACCGTACTTGGCGGTAAGCCAATTATGGTTAACAGTGCGTTCCGCAGTAAAGCGGTTAACGACGCGGTAGGCAGTAAAGACACGTCACAACATCGCATAGGTTGTGCGGCTGATTTACGCGTGCCTAGCATGACCCCTGACGCGGTTGTGCGTGCCATCATTGCGTCTGATTTACCGTATGACCAAGTGATTCGGGAATTTGACCGATGGACACACGTCAGTATTCCAAATGAAGCCGCCCGCGCACCGCGTAAACAAGCGTTAATCATTGACAAACAAGGAACTAGATTGTTTGTTGCTTAATTCAAGCAATTCGTGTTCGCTGATGCCGTAATGCTTTTCAAAGCCCTTGTGCCCAAGCCCATGGACACCCGTGTTACCGCGATGATGTTCTGTGCATAAACCAATGACAGGAGAATTGTCACGTTTACCGCCAAAACGTCTGATGTGATGGATTTCACAGGGCGTTTGTCCAAGGTCAAGGTATCGGCATAATATGCACCCAACTAATGCGATTTGTTCATAATGTTTCTTTGTAGTATTTTTCATCAAATGACTTTAAAGCAGATTGAGGAACCGAATAAAACTCACCGCGACCAACGTTTATTAGATTTTCAGGTCGCAAGAACTTGTCTCGCCCAATTGAACCGACAAGCCGCACGTGAGATGCGCGAATTTCAGTCAAGACAAAAAAGTCGCATGGCTTTTCGACAGACCAATTTACGGCATTTAGATTGCCGCCTTCGGTAAATGTGCTTTTAACATCAATTGTTCTGCCATCAGATAAGGTTAAATCAGCACCAAATTTTCTGAAGTCGCAGTTTAAATCAAAATTTAGGTTTAACACTTTTGCGACTGCATATTCTGTAATAACCCCGTTGACAGACATTTGCAAAGCGTTTTGCGTGGGGTCTTGTTTGCGTTCTGTGCCTTGCTTACTGGTAATTTCGTGCCGTTTTCTGCCTATAAACCAACAAATTTCCAATTCAGTAACCGTAGGGTAAAAATTTAAATACCGCTTGTTATGGTCATTCATCATCATTAGGCCATTCGTATTTAAGCCAAAATTTGTAATTTGCCCATGCTAATAAGCAATACCACATACGCCTTTCATCACGACCCATAAAAGAATGTTCACAAATTTCCGCAATTTTCAACAGCGTTTCCTTTGATGGAGGTGTGTTGCCAAATGGTTTATGTTTCATGTTGTTGCCCTT